AAAACGAGTAGACGAAGCAAATGAAATAGCTACTCAAATAACTAAAGCTCATTCTGAATTGTTTAGTAATACTAAAGAAATAGATAAATTAAACACGTTTATTAAAACAACCCTTAATGAAATTTCACACGACGTTACTATAGATTTAAAAAATGCCGAAAAAGAAGCAGAAGAAATAGCTTCAGAAGTATTAAAATCTAACGATCAGAAATTAATAGCTAATGAACAATATTCGTATAACTTAGCTATGACAGAAATGTTAAAAGATACTGGAATTAAAACTAAGATTATTAAACAATATTTACCAGTTATGAATACTCTTATTAATCAGTATCTTCAAGTTTTAGACTTCTTCGTTCATTTTGATTTAGACGAAGAGTTTAATGAAACGATAAGATCTAGACATAGAGATGCCTTTTCTTATGATTCATTTTCTGAAGGTGAGAAACAGAGAATAGACTTATCGTTATTATTCACTTGGCGACAAATAGCTAAGATGAAAAATTCAGTAGCAACTAATCTATTAATTCTAGATGAGACATTTGATTCGAGTTTAGATCATGATGGAGTAGAAAACTTATTAAAAATCTTACACACTTTAGGAACCGATACGAATATATTTGTTATATCTCATAAAGGAGAAATCTTAAACGGTAAGTTTGATGATACTATTGAATTTAAAAAAGAAAGAAATTTCTCACAAATTGCAGCATAACTGTGTACATTATATATAAAATATGGTATAATATACCTATCAATCAAAAATGGGGTTTTTATTATGGAACTAACTGACAATACTTTGTCAATACTGAAAAATTTTTCTGGAATCAACCAGAATATTCTTTTCAAAGAAGGTAATACTTTAAAAACAATTAGTGAAGCTAGAAACGTTTTAGCTACTGCTAATGTTACAGAAGAATTTACTAAAAATTTCGGAGTGTACGATCTAAATGAATTTATTGGCGTTTTAGGTTTAGTTGATTCTCCTAATCTAAAATTCGAAGATGAAAATATGATTATTAGTGACTCAAGCGGTCGATCTAAAATTAAATATTTTTATTCTTCTGAAGATACTTTAACGACACCTTCTAAGGATATTACTATGCCTGAAGCTGACGTTAAATTTACTTTAGATGTTGACGTATTAAATAGAATTAAACGAGCAGCATCTACACTTGGCCACAATGAAGTTTCTATAACTGGTAAAAATGGTATTATTACATTATCAGTAGTAGATAGTCAGAATAAAACATCTAACGTATTTGAAATCGATATCGATGGAGAATTCGCTGAAGGTGCAGTATTTAACTTTATTCTTAATATCAATAATCTTAAGATAATTCCTGGAGATTATAATGTTGAGATATCATCTAAATTAATTTCGCAGTTTAGTAATTCAGAAATGAATATAAAATACTGGATTGCTATGGAAAAATCATCAACTTTTGGAGTATAAAATGTCAGATAAAAAAACTGAAACAACCGAAGAACCTGCGATTCCTGCAGTATCTGAAAACATTAAGTCATTACAAGACTTATCAAATAAAGCATCTAGAAGTACAGTTGCTGTTATCGATGCGATGACTCAACGAGGTGCTTTTAAAGGTGAAGAACTATCTACGATAGGTGGTTTACGTGATCAATGTATTCAAATTATTCAAATAGTAGAAAATATTGAACAAGAACAAGCGATGCAAAGTTAATGAGTGATGACTTTATATGGGTCGAAAAATATCGGCCCAAAACCATTGAAGATACTGTATTACCTGATAAGTTAAAAGAAACTTTTCAAAGAATTGTTGATTCCAAAGAATTGCCTAATATGTTATTTACTGGTACAGCTGGTACTGGTAAAACAACTGTTGCTAAAGCACTATGTAATGTTTTAGACTTAGATTATATATTAATTAACGGTTCTGAAGAAGGTAATATTGATACTCTGCGTGGCAAAATAAAACAATTTGCTAGTTCTATTTCGTTACAAGGTGGTTATAAAGTTGTTATTCTTGATGAGGCTGATTATTTAAATCCTCAATCAACTCAGCCAGCATTACGTGGATTTATCGAAGAGTTTTCAAAAAACTGTAGATTTATTCTCACTTGTAATTTTAAAAATAGAATTATTGAACCATTACATTCACGATGTGGTGTATATGAATTTAATACTTCTAAAAAAGATCTTGCTAGTCTTTGTGCTCAATTCTTAAAACGAGCTCAAAAAATATTAGAAGATGAAGGCGTTAGTCATACCCAAATGGATGTGGCTAATTTAATAATGAAACACGCGCCAGATTGGAGAAGAATATTAAATGAGCTTCAGAAGAATAGTGTGTCTGGGTCTATGGTTTGGTCTGGGATACATGCTAATGGATCTGATACTTTTGAGCCTCTTATACGCAACTTAAAAGAAAAAGATTTTAAAGCAATGCGTCTATGGGTAACTAATAATATAGATACAGATGCATCTGCTATATTCAGAGGTCTTTACGATAGGGTATTAGATAATTTAAAACCTCATTCAATTCCTCAAATGATTTTAATATTAGCAGATTATCAATATAAACATGCTTTCGTGGCAGATCATGAATTAAATGTTGTGGCATGTTTAACGGAGATAATGGCTAATGTCGAATTTAATTAAATTTATTTTAATAATATTATTTTTTGCTATGCCTTCTTACGCATTAGAATGGAATAGAAAACCAGTATTATGCGGAGAAGATATAGAAATATTTCCTTTATTGGCAGCAAAAAACGAAATATTACTTTTTAAAGGTAATATTAAATCCAAAGTAAATGATCCAGATAATGACGATGGCATATCGGATAACGCAGTAAATTTGCCATTTGCTTTGTATGCTAATATGGAAACCAAAACATTTTCAATATTAGAATATCACAACGCTCCATACAATGTATTTTGTATAATTGCTATCGGTGAAAATTTGAAATATGTATTAGGAGAATCGTTATACTGTGGGAATATAATCTATTTCAAAAAGGAGATTTTACTTCACACGCAGGATTACCTTTAAAATGGAAAATAGAGTGTGATTCAATTACCGTCGAAGAATGGGATTGTTTAGCTACTATGATAATGGATTTTGAAAAAAGACCATTTTGCGATGTTGAAGGAATACCTCGAGGAGGAGTTCCCTTAGCTGATGCTCTTAAAAAATACGCAACCGGAGATATTAGTGATAGATTACTAGTAGTTGATGATGTATATACTACTGGAACTAGTTTTAAAGAATATTGTGAAGTTAAATACGGTGCTTCATTAATATATAAATGGTGTGTATTTGCTAGAAAACCACCTACCGATGGAATTAATGCACTATTTACTATGCCAGAAATTAATGATTATGTAGATACTTCGAAACGTTTTATATAAATGGAATATATTTACTACTTAGTTATGGTTACATTAGCTCAATCAAATTTCCATGCGATTGAGATAGACGAATATAGGTGGTTAAGAAGATGTGAAATGGCTGCAGAAGCACGTTCACTAATTGAAAAAGAAAAAACAGGTTTTGTCTGCGTGAGAAAAGGAATTCCAAAAAATGCTATTAGAGACTGACGTTAAATTAGATTTTAATAATGTTCTATTAAGACCAAAACGATCTACTGCTAAAACTCGAAAAGATGTTAATTTATTTCGAGGTATGAAATTTAGAAATTCTAAAAAAGAATATTTTGGAATTCCTATTATGGCTGCAAATATGGACGGAGTTGGTACTTTAGAAATGGCTAAAGTAATGGCTAAACAAGGTTTATTTACTTGTTTAAATAAACCAATCTCCACAATGGATTTAGTTAATCATTTTGATACTGATAGCGATACTGAATTAAATTATACGGCTATGACTATTGGAGCTTCACCGAAAGATGAAGAAAAATTTTTCAATGTATATGAACAATGTAGTGGAAAAATGAAATATCTTTGTATAGATGTTGCTAATGGATATACAGAATATTTTAGTAATTTTGTTTACAATATTAGAAAACAAGTTGGCCAATCTATAACAATTATTGCTGGTAATGTAGTTACAGCTGATATGACACAGGAGTTAATTTTAAATGGAGCTGATATCGTTAAAGTTGGGATTGGACCTGGCTCAGTATGTACAACAAGAATCCAAACTGGAGTGGGTTATCCACAGTTATCAGCTATTATCGAATGTGCCGATGCTGCCCATGGTCTTGGTGCTCATATTATTGGTGATGGCGGTTGTGCTGTACCAGGTGATATCGCTAAAGCGTTTGGTGGAGGGGCTGACTTTGTTATGATAGGTGGAATGTTAGCTGGTCATGACCAGGGTGGTGGAGAAATAGTTAATAATACAATTAGATTTTATGGAATGAGTTCAGAAATTGCTAATGATCGACACTTCGGCGGATTAAAAGATTATAAAGCTGCTGAAGGTAAAGAAGTTGAGATTCCTTATAAAGGTGATGTTAAACATACTATACAAGAAATTTTAGGAAGTTTAAGATCGACATGTACTTATATTGGAGCAGATAGATTAAAAGATATGGCTAGATGTACAACTTTTATTAGATGTAGTGATACACATAATAGAGTATATGAATAATGGTAGCTTTAGTGACAGGCGGAACTCGAGGAATTGGTGCCGCAATAAGTATAGGATTAAAAGAAGCAGGATTTACAGTAGCTGCTAATTTTAGTAGTGATACTGAAACAGCAGAAAAATTTAAAGAAGAAACTGGTATACCAGTATATCAATGGTGGATAGAAAGTCCTGAACAATGTTTTAGTGGAGTTAACAAAATTGAAAAGGACTTAGGTCCTGTATCAGTATTAATTAATAATGCTGGAGTCACCAGAGATTCTATGTTTCATAAAATGGCCGAATGTGATTGGCATGTAGTAATTGATATTAATGTTAATGGTTTATTTAATATGACAAAACCTGTTTGGGAACTTATGAGAAAAAGAAATTATGGAAGAGTTGTTAATATATCTTCTATTAATGGTCAAAAAGGTCAAATGGGACAAGTTAATTATTCAACCGCTAAAGCTGCTACTATAGGATTTACAAAGGCTTTAGCACAAGAAGGAGCTAAAAAAGGAATAACAGTTAATACAGTTTGTCCAGGATATACAGCTACTGATATGGTAAAAGCAATGCCAGAAGAAGCTCTGAATAAAACAGTATCACAAATTCCGATTGGAAGATTAGGAGAACCAGAAGAAATAGCAAGATGTGTTACCTTTCTGGCTTCATACGATTCTGGATTTATTACTGGATCTACTATAACTGCTAATGGTGGACAATTTATTTTTTAGTGTTTACATAATCAACAAAATATGGTATAATATAATATGAAATTTTTTATAGTGGCATTAATGTTAATTGTTACAAAAGATGCCGATCCAATAGCATATACTTTTACAAACCCAACATTCGATTCAATTGAAAAATGTAAGATACATAGTAAAGAGAATATAGAAGTTTTAATGTTAAAGTTATATTCTGAATTTGGAGATGATTATAAACCTATGATGGTTTCGTGCGTTGATGAAGATGTAGTTAATCAATTATGGGAGATGCAAAATGTCATCACCTTTTGATTTTTTAAATAGTATTAATTATTCTAAAAAGGACATAATGACAGATGACATTGCTGAGTCAAATTATAATTCTTTTATTGTTAATCGTGGGTTGTCTTATTTTGCTGATACTGTTGCTATGGCAAATATGATGAATCAATACCACCACTTAGATAATCTTTTACAATATCAATTTCTTATAAATATAGTTAGAAAGAAAAAACGATTTTCGAAATGGAATAAACCGAAAGTCGTGACTGATTTGGAAGTAATAAAAGAGTATTATGGTTATAGCAATGAAAAAGCACGTATGGTCCATAATCTTCTTACTGAGAATCAGATAACTGAATTGAGAAAGAAGGTTTTTAAAGGTGGAAGAAAATAAAATAATAGAATGGTCACCTGCCTCTATGTTAGAGGTGACACTAAACGAGCCAGATGATTTTTTAAAAGTCCGAGAAACGTTAACACGTATCGGCGTAGCATCTAGAAAAGAAAATAAATTATTTCAATCTTGTCATATATTGCATAAACAAGGTCGATATTTTATTGTACATTTTAAAGAATTATTCTTATTAGATGGGAAAAAATCAAATTTAGAAGAAAATGATATAGCACGAAGAAATACCATTGCTACTTTAATGAGTGATTGGGGTTTAATCTCAATTCAAAATAAAGAAGTAACAGAGCAAAAAGCTCCTCTTAGACAAATAAAAATTATACCATTTAAAGAAAAAGATAAATGGGAATTATGTCCAAAGTATAATATAGGTAATAGCTAATGTCTATGATGTATCCCTCAAATGATGCGGATTATAATAGAATGACAGTTTTATTAGATGAAATAGAAATACTAAGACGTAGAATAAAACCTCAAGCAACTGGTCATCTTTATACTGCTATAAGTGTGTTACAAGATAGAGTGTGGGAATTAGAAAAAAAATATAAAGGAAATAAAGTTGAAAGAAAATAAATTTTATTTACCTATGTACATTTAAAAAATAATGATTATATATAGTAATAGATGCCACGTGATGTGGGTCTATTTTTTTAATCTTGCTTAACAAAGGAGATAGCAATGACTGGTACTTTTATGTTCCCTAGGAACGCTTTTTTAGGTTTCGACCACTTGTTCGACGAACTAGAACAAATCACAAATCACGCTAAAGACACTTATCCACCTCATAACGTCATTAAGTCAGACGAAATGAAATACGATATTGAATTGGCTATAGCTGGTTTTTCCAAAGATGACATTACAATTGAACTCAAAGAGCACGTATTATCAATTAAAGGTGATCGTGATCAACGAAGAGATCAAGAGAAATATGTTCATAAAGGAATATCTGGTCGAAAATTTTATAAATCGTTCAGGCTATCAGAGTACGCAGAAGTCACTGGTGCAGATCTAACGGACGGGATTCTTACTGTCAATATAGAAGTAGTCCTACCCGAAGAGAAGCGACCCCAGCAAATTTCAATAGGAACTGGGAGACAATCCAATGGCAAAAGCGCTCAATTACTCAGGGAGTCTGCTTAAAGGACTCTATACAAGTTGGTTAAATAACCAACAAAGATCAGCTAATTTAAAAATAGCTCAACATATGTTGAATACAGGAAGCTCAGACTGGAAAGGTCATACTGTTGATAGTTTAGCTTTTGAACTCAACAAAAGGATGGGTTTATAATGGCTGATATTAAATTAGAAAAATACGTTGATAGTATCATACAAAAAACAAATAAGGTTAAGTTAAAACCATTTATAAATCTTAGATTGTGGTCAGCGTTTTTCGTATAAATAAAAAAGGACGGGGAAACTCGTCCTTTTAATCCATTATGAGGAAAGAATATGGCTAAAGAAAATTTTGAAGACTGTTTACAAACTATACTTCATCACGAAGGTGGTTATGTAAACCACCCAAAAGATCCTGGCGGGGAAACTAATTTGGGTGTTACTAAAAGAGTATATGAAGAATGGGGCGGAAGTAAAGATATGAAAGATCTTACTGAAGAAGACGTTGCTCCAATCTATAAGAAAAATTATTGGGATCGGGTAAAGGGTGACCATTTGCCATCTGGTCTTGATTTAGCAGTTTTTGATTGGGCAGTTAATTCTGGTACTGGTCGTGCTGCAAAGAAATTACAAAAAATGATTGGCACAGTTGCTGATGGCGGAATAGGTCCTAATACATTAAAGACTTTAGATGAATATATTCAAGTCAAAAGTATAGAAAAAGTTATTGAAGAATACAGAGATATTAGACAAGCTTTCTATGAATCATTAAAAACCTATGAAACTTTCGGCGTTGGTTGGACTAGAAGAAATCAAGAAACCTATCATAAAGCAATAGGAATGGTTTAACTAATAATATTGCGTAAAAAACTGTTTACAAACCTTTTAAAACGTAGTATAATAGTACTATGAAAGTGGAGGTTTAATGTCGTTTTATACTAATGTTTCTCGTTATGGAAATTCAATCTTATATCGAGGCTACGCTACAAATGGCGTAAAGGTCTATAGAAAAGATTCGTTTAAACCTATATTCTATACACAAACACAAAAGGATATGGGTTGGAAATCTTTAGATGGTAATACTATTGCGCCTTTAGAATTTGATAATATGCGAGAGTCTAAACAATGGTTAGAGATGAATAAAGACGTCTCTGGTCGTACCATATATGGTAATTCTAATTATATCCATCAATATATTACTAGTAAGTTTCCAAAAGATATTCAATTCAAACGTGAATTAATT